GCGGATGTCAATGTGGATGTAGATCTTGGTGAATAATGAAAGGAGCTGACCATGGGATATGATGCCACAGAACTGCTTTACCTGGTGAAGGAGCACTTGCACATCACATGGTCTGATGATGAGACTGACAACAAGCTGATCAACAAGATGGCCAGTGCTGAGCTGGCCATCAATTATCTGCTTGGTGCAAAGTGTGACATCAAGAAACCCGGACCAATCCAGCAGCTGTATCTTAACTACATGACATACTCCTGGAATGAGTGCCTGAATGAGTTTGAGGAGGCCTACAGGGCCGAGATCTTACGCTGGCGGCATTACCATGAAGTTAAAGGAGAGAAATATGATCCGGAGGAATTTACATCCGAGATTTTCAGTCTTTAACCAGGGGATCCTGTACATAGCAGAGATCAGCACACAGGATACAGACTTTGGTGCTCCTACCAATGCCACCAAGGTCTCTGACCTGGAAACACTGGTAAAGCTGGAATATGAGGAAATGTCCAAGAGGGAGCGTGATGTCAGCTTTGCTGAGGCCAGTGATCACACACTGGATCTGAAGGTAAAGACACGGTATCACGCTGCAGCAAAAGCTCACAGACAGGTCCTGATCAACAATAAACTGTATGACATCTTCCAGGTAGACGGCAGCTCCGTCACCGGGGAGATGTATTTGTATTTGGAGGAAGTGAGGGAACTGGCAGATGGCTAATGCAATCAACAGGATCCGGGAGACACTGCAGGGCCTCTGTGCTGACAGTGAGATCCCTATGGAAGGTGTGTGGTACGGTGCCTGCAGGGCCAGCAAGCTGAATGCATGGAATTATTTTGTGTTCAACAGAAAGAAGACCACTAAAGGCGGCAGTACCAACAGAGTGGATCTTCAGACCTTTTATGAGGTCCACATCATCCATGAGGACGCTATCCCGGAAGGATACCTGCAGACGGTCATTGATGCGCTTCAGGCACAGGATGATCCTGGCACCAAACTGAAGCTGACATCTGATGACATTGATTATGATTACACCTTCAAAGGATCCACCAACATGGTAGTGGAGATTGCAACACTTACCTTCGTGCATCCTGAAAAGAGGTGCTGATCATGGGTCATATTGATAATCTGATACCTTACTGGGGCAGCTGGGATATCTTCGATGCCGGTGATATGGATGAATTCACAGACATGCTGAGTCAGTATGGTGATGCAGCCAAGAAGGTGATCAATGATACCTTGCACCAGGAAGGTGCCAAGGAGATCAAGAAGGAGATCACAAGACTGCTGCCGGCATCCGGAAGGAACTGGAAAGGCAAAGGTGCTCCGGCAAGATCTGCGATGCCTGCGAAATTTTCACAGGACGATGATCTGCTTGCAGTCACCATTGCAGCCAGGGGAAAGTACCATTACCTGTACTTCCCGGATGACGGATCCAACACCAAGAGGCATGTGGGAAACAAGCAGTTTATGCACAAGGGTGCTGAAAAGGCTGCACCAAAGATCATTGACCTGTGCCTTGGTAAATTGATCACATAAAAGAGAGGAGAGAACAATGGCAATTACATCCGCTGATGTTTACAGCTATTTTGAAGCTGATCAGCTGGCCATCAAGGTGGCCGGTGATCAGGCTTACACAAGGGATGACTGCATTGGATCCATTGAGGTGGAGAGAGAAACCAAGACAGTCACTAAGTCCTGCCGCGGAGTGGTTAAAAAGAGAAAGACCAAACCCACTGGCAACGGCACTATCACACTGAAGATGCACATTAAGCTGGGCCTGTACCGCAAGCTCAACGCTATGACCAATGAAGGCCTGCAGCCTGGTATCTATGCTTTTGACAATACCGTATCCATGCCGGAAGCATCTCTTACGGCAAGAGTCAAGGATGAGGATGACAACATCATGTTCCTTGGCTATCCCAGATGCAAGGTGGAAGAGATCGGTAATCTCAGCATTGAGAATGGAGCTGAGGAAGTTGCTGAGGTAGAGATGAAGCTGTCCTACATGCCTGACGATTACAATAAAGGCGAGTATCAGGCGCTGGCCGATGAGCTGACCGGCAGTGCACTGACTGCTGAGAACTGGATGACAAGTTTCAGCTCTGAGGAAGCACAGGCTTAATATTGTTTCTTGTATGAGACGGCACTATATAAAGTGCCGTCTTTTTAATTTGGAGGAACACAATGGGATTAAAACCGACATTTTATGATTTTTCGCTGAATGATGGCCAGGTAGTCCAAGTCACACGAAACTTTGCCGGACTTTACATGCTGAAGGCTTATGATCCTGCTCTGTATGAGAAGTCACAGACCTTCAACAGGCACGGCAAGGATAAGAATTATGTGGCTGACGACCTGGACAATGCAGCAGTGATCTATGCGGCCTATGTAACCGCTGCCCTGGTAAACAACAGTATCAAGAAAAACAATGGAGAAGCTGAGGATCCCATCCTGGATGAAGTGGAATTCATGACGCTGATGCCTACCAATGGATATGCCATAGGGAACATCCTGAAAAAACTCTTTGGTGATGAGAAAAAAAAAGCGGATTCCAAACAGCATTTCAAAGAGTTACAGCAAAAAAGGTAGGCAGATCCATCAATGTTCCCAATTTCCCTTTGGAGTGTATTGAGGATTATTACACCTACTATGTCCAGATCATGGAGATCCCGGAAGATGTCTTCTGGAATGCGGAAATTCCATTCCTGGACAGGATCGTGGCTAACAAGACAGCCTATGACGAATGGCTGAGCAGCGTTATGGAGAAGGAGCGCAAGAAAATTGGCAAGAAATGAAGCAAAGATAAAATTTACAGCTGAGACCAGGGAATTGACCAATCAGCTTAAATCTGCCAACTCTGCTCTGGCTGCTCTCAGAGCCGGACTGAAGCTGAATGATGCTGAGTTAAAGAACAACGGCAATCAGACAGAGTATCTGAAGAATAAGCAGCAGCTCCTGGAAACTGAGCTGCAGATGAATGCACAGAAGCAGGAAGCTCTGAATGGGAAGCTGGAAGCGGCCAAGGCAATCTATGGTGAGAACAGCACTGAAGTGCAGAGCTGGGCCACCAAGCTGACCAATGCCAAGACAGAACAGCAGCAGCTGGAAGCACAGCTGAACCAGTGTACCCAGGAACTGGAAGAACAGGTCAAGGCAGAAGAAAAGGCCAAGACTCCACTGGAACAGCTCAACACCAAGATTGGTGAGCAGAAGGCACAGCTGGAGAAGCTGGAAACAGAATATAAGAACGTAGCACTGGAGCAGGGGACTGGATCCCAGGAAGCACAGGAGCTTAAAGGCAAAATTGACCAGCTGAACAGTGAGCTGGGAGAAAATGAGTCCAAGCTGAAGCAGGTGGATGATGCGCTGGAGGCAGCCGGCAATGAGGCTGACAAGTCAGCCAATGGTGGATGGAGTGTCCTGAATCAGGTGGTGGCAGATCTTGCCACCAATGCGATCCAGCAGGCTATCAACAAGCTGCAGGACTTTGCCAGGGAGACCATGATCCTTGGCATTGATTTTTCCTCATCTATGAGCAATGTGCAGGCCATCTCCGGAGCTACTGGTGATGAGATCGCAATGCTGGAGCAGAGAGCCAGGGATCTTGGAGCCACCACCGTATACTCTGCCAGTGATGTGGCAGATGGTTTTGGATACATGGCCATGGCCGGCTGGGATACCCAGCAGATGATGGATGGCATAGCAGGTATCCTTGACCTGGCCGCTTCTTCCGGAGAGGACCTGGCCACAACATCTGACATTGTTACTGATGCGCTCACAGCCTTTGGTATGGAGGCAGGAGATGCAGGGAGACTTGCGGATGTCATGGCGGCAGCATCAAGTAATGCCAACACTAATGTGTCCATGCTGGGTGAGTCCTTCAAGTATGTTGCACCTGTGGCAGGTGCCCTTGGTTATTCCGCTGAGGACACAGCGGTAGCACTTGGCCTCATGGCCAACAGCGGTATCAAGGCCAGCCAGGGCGGCACAGCGCTGAGGACGATGCTGACCAACATGGCTAAGCCCACAGATGACATGGCCTATGCCATGGAACAGCTGGGGGTCAGTCTGAGCGACGATGAAGGCAACATGTACAGCCTGCGTGAAGTCATGGACCAGCTCCGCTCCGGATTCGGAGATCTGATGATCTCTGAAGAAGAATTTAATGAAGAGCAGAGGCTGTTAAAAGTGGCCCTTGATGATGGTGCCATATCGCAGAAAGAGTATGATGAACAGCTCAACGCACTGGTGGAACGTGCCTATGGTGCGGAAGGAGCCGAGAAGGCAAGATATGCGGCCATGCTCTCCGGTAAGGAAGGCATGTCCGGTATGCTGGCAATCGTAAATGCCAGTGAACAAGATTACGGCAAACTGACTGCTGCCATTGAAGGATCAAGCGGTGCTGCAGAAGAGATGGCCGGGATCATGAATGACAACCTTGGTGGTGACATCAAGGAAATGAACTCCGCACTGGAAGAACTGAAGCTGAAGATCTTTGACAGCATTCAGGAACCGATGAGAGACATTGTGCAGTTTGTCACCGGATCTGTGGTTCCGGCAGCTACACAGACACTGCAATTCATCCAGCAGCATTCAACGGCCATAGGAGTGCTGGCAGGAGTGATAGGTATCATAGTGACCGCTATGCTCCTGCAGAACGCTGTGCAGGCAGTACAGGCCGCCATGAATGCCGCTGAGGCTGCATCCCTTGGTGCCCTGATCACTGCAAAGCTGGCATCTGCAGCGGCCTCCTGGGCGGCACTGGCACCGTACATTGCCATTGTGGCGGCCATAGCGGCTGTTATAGCCATCATAGTGATCTGTGTGACGCACTGGGATCTGATCAAGCAGAAGGTCGCAGAAGCGGCCGAGATGGCACGTACAAATGCTACAGCTGCATGGAATGGCCTGAGGGATGACTTGAACAGCATCACGGAAGGTATCAAGTCCAAGATGCAGAGTGCATGGCAGATGATCAAGGATAATATCATCACTCCAGTACAGGATGCATACAGCAATGTGGTGCAGAAGATCACGGACCTGAAGAGCAGCATTGAGCAGAAGATCACTGACATGAGAGATAAGGTCCAGTCCACATTTGAAAGCATCCGGGAGAAGATGGAGAGTCCTATACAGACCGCCAAGAGCACCATTGATGGTATTATTTCCACCATTAAAGGCTGGTTCCCTCTGAGCATCGGCAGGATCATTGATGATATCAAGCTGCCGCACTTCAGCATCAGTGGTGAATTCAGCATCAATCCTCCTTCTGTGCCGCACTTTGATATTGACTGGTATGCAGCCGGTGCGATCTTTGACGCACCTACACTGATTCCTACCATGTATGGGCTTAAAGGAGTTGGTGAAGCAGGACCGGAAGCAGTATCTCCTATCAGTGTGCTGCAGAGATACGTGGGAGCGGCTGTGCAGAGATTCGTGCCTCAGATTGACTATGATTTGCTTGGCCAGAAGGTAGCAGGTGCATGCGCTAAGCTGGGCATCAGCATTGAGCTGGACAAGAGACAGCTTGGCAGAGTAGTAAGGGAGGTGGTCTGATGACCTTATATTATGAGGGATCCGATGGATCCAAGGTCAACCTGATGGGTGATGGCATCTATGCCCAGAACCCGGAAACCCTTACACAGAACACATGGGGATACAGCACCATGTCAGGATCCAGTGGTCTTGCAAGGGTGAAGCGTTTTTACAAGGATGCCAAAGAGCTTCCGTTGACGGTGGGCATCATGGCAGAGGATAAAGAAGAATTCAATGCCATGATGTACAACATGCACAGGATCTTTGACAGAGATGTGAGGCGGCTGAAACCCGGCAAGCTCTGGTGGAATGACTGGTACAAAGAAGTGTTCGCTGTGGACACATCCAATGACAGCTTTGAAGAGCTTTTTGAATCAGTGGACAGAGATATTACATTCCTGGCCATTGGTTCCTACTGGGTGAAGGAAGTAGTCAGGCAGTATGCGGCAGTTCCCAATGCAGGGTCTGATGGTTTTGATTATGGTCTTGATTATGGTTTTGACTTTGAACATGACTATGGTGCTGAAGACGTAACAGAAGTCATTGAGAACAACTGCATTGATGCGGGCAACTTTGAGATTAGATTTTATGGGCCTGTGGCCAATCCATCTGTGACCATTGGCAGTCATGTATATGGGGTCTTTGACACCCTGAGTGAGGGTGAATATATCACAGTCAACTCCCTGACCAAGAAGATCCTGAAGCATGGCCAGTATGGGGATGTAACTAATGTATTCTATCTCCGGGGCCGTGATGACTACATCTTTGAGAAGATCCCTGAAGGAGTCACCACAGTCACCAGATCGAAAGAGAATGCAATGGACATCACTATCTATGATGAGAGGGGGGAGCCTGAGTGGATCTGATTTATGCGGATGAGACCGGGAAGGATATTGATGTCCTTCCCTCTTACAAGATGGATATGGCGTATGGCAAAGATGAGAATGACTTTGCTGTATGCGTAGACAGGAACGATCACTGCTGTCATGGAAGCTATCTGATCTATGCGGAAGGCACAGAGTATGGCGGCATTGTAGATAAGATCAAGTCAGACACAGATGCCGGTGAGGTTACTTACACAGGACGGACCTGGCATGGAGTCCTTGCCGGCAAATCGATCTGCCCGGATCCTGGTGATGATTATTACACCGTATCAGGAGAAGCAAACACAGTGCTGCAGATGATCATTGACAGGATCGGCCTCTCAGGGACCTTCATAGCGTCCACTGAGAATACCAGAGTGATCATCCGTGGCTGGCAGTTTGAGAGATACTGTGATGCCTACAGCGGCATCAGGAAGATGCTGAAGGCATACGGCCTGAAACTCAAGCTGCAGTGGGTAGTCAACATGGTTGAGATGTCCGCTGTGCCTGTCCGTGATTACAGCCAGGATGAGGAATTTGATGCATCTCAGGTGCCTTTTACTGTGGAGCAGAATTACAACCCAGTGAATCACCTGATCTGCTTAGGACAGGGAAACCTCCGGGACAGAGCTGTGATCCATATCTTTACGGATAAGCATGGAGGAGTGCAGCCTTACCTGGTGGACCCGACTAAGGAACCTGTGGAAGACAGTGATTATATATTAGATACATCTTCTCAGCTCCTGTTTGGCCGTGAAGAAGTGGCAGAAGTGTATGAGCTGTCCAATGCTGAGGTCACTACCAATTATGTGCTGCTGACGGAACAGCCTGCAGACTGGGCAAAGAGTTTTACATCTTACTATGCCAAGGAAGTAAATACTCTTGGCATTGGTGGAACTGACACCAAGTACGTACCGGCAAAGGCGGCTGGCGGATACAGCCTGCAGACAGCACAGCCTGGTGACTGGTCCACAGGTTATGGAAGGTATTACACCTATGACCAACTGGCCGGGATCTATTCCGCTGTACAGGGATCGGCATCCTACTCTGCAATATCCGCTCAGCCGGCAGACTGGTCCAGTAACTACAGATCTTACTTCCGGGAGAACGGAAGCGACTATCTGCCGGTAGAAGGCGCTGTAACATCTCAGTATGTGGAGCAGGACAGGCAGCCGGCAGACTGGTCCAGTAATTATGGATCCTACTATGAGCTGGATGGATCTTCTTATGTGGCTGTCGTTGCTGACAGTCATTACAGCTATGATCTGCAGACTCAGGAGCCGGAGGACTGGTCCACAAACTATGCTGCCTATTATCGCAGAGCAACATCCAAAGAACTGGATGCAGAGGTCACAGTAAGATATTACAGCGTGACTCTGGACCATAAAGGAAGGGTGCCGGTGTGGCAGGGGAACACCTACTACACAAGGACATTCCACCGGGGCGCTCCTGTATGGAGTGCTGCAGCCAGGTACACACGCATTGACACTGTATCAGCTCCTGCATGGTCCTCCGGGATCTACAAACAGGCGCTGGCAGCTCCTGTGTGGCAGGCTAATACCTACTACACCAATACAGGATCCAAGGCACCTGCATGGAAGGCAGGGACCTACTACAGGCAGGCTATAGACAGGTATAAAGTGCTGGTGGCCAGTGCTGTTGACAAGATCAATAATGCCTACAAGGCAGATGATCTGAAGGTCAACCTGGAGGAGACAGACAGGATCTATGATGTAGGTGACATAGTAGGAGCTAGAGATGATGTGACTGGACAGGGAGCTGTCCAGGAAGTAACTAAGAAAATAGTCACCATTGAGAATGGTGATGTCAACATCAGATATGAGGTGGACTAATGGCAATAGAATTAGTAACAGGCCATGCCGGGCAGGGTCATGTGTCATCTGCTGATGCAGGCAGATTAAATGCCGGTATATGCGGTGCAGGCAAATATGTACTGGATACCGGTCTGAAATTTGCCTACAGCATTGAATCTGCCAATCTGATCCGGATCGCATCCGGTGACGCTGTAAACCAGGGGCGGCACATCATCATTCCGCAGAACACATATGAGGATGCGGCACTGATCAATGGCACACAGGGCAAGACCAGAGTTGATGTGATCGCACTGAGGTACAGCAAGGTCACACGGCAGGTAAACTCTGAGACAGTCACAGTGGAGACTGCATCTGTGGAAGTTATCAAAGGTACAGAAGCAGCCGCTGGCTCTACTCCGGAAGTACCTGCTGTGGTCTCCGGGGATATTTTTAATGGTGCCATGTCAGATGATATGCCGCTGTATCATGTCTTGATCACCAACACAAGCATAGTGTCAGTAACTCCTGTATTTACGGTCATGCCGAGCATCAGCGGTCTGCAGAGTGAAGACAGTGACCTGAGGCAGAGGCAGGCTAACCAGCAGAACACTCTGGCAGCCCTTAGTGCGGCTGTGGTAAGCATCAATGAAAACATTGATAGTCTTACAGAGAGAGTGACAGAGGTTGAGGGAAACATTCCCGAACACATTGATTATACGTGGCAGTATACATTTATCGGAATTGGCGCCAATTTGACATACAGCGCAACGAAGAACATCGCAAGGACAGGATACACACCGACAGGCATCAAGGGATACAGAATCCTTAACGATGATACGAACGGCAAGAATTCGGGTTGGTGCGTGTTGCCGAAACTGTGGATCGAGGATAATTCAATGCAGTTCACGATATGGAATCAGCACCCGAACCAGATGGCAGTGGTCAAGATTCAGATTAAAGTCGAGTATGTCTCGAATAATGTTGTGTAAGGAGGTGGTTAGATGGCTTTGGAGAATGTAATTACCAGTTTGGTATTGGACGTCATCGACCACGACCAATCGTCGGCGACAGTCAAGGCAATAGCGTTAGACAGCAAAACGAGATACGTGCAGGCTACTGTCGTTCAGCACGGACTTGACTACGATGTTGACCCTAACGCAGTAGTCACGCTGACCATCCTGCGCCCCGACAACGTAGGCGTGCAGATTACGGGTAGTGTGGTGGATGTGGACAATGCTGACAGAACAGGCACGATCAAAGGCGTGTTCGCGGAACTCACTCAGGCGGCACTTGCTAAGAGCGGAACGCTCAGAGCACAGTTCAAAATGACTGTCGGAGAGCAGATTCTGAGGACGGAGATTTTTAGAATCAATAACGGCATCGCACTCGACGGAGAAACATCCGAATGGGCTGACCAGTATCAGGGATATGATCTTGAAGAGGTCATGCAGACGGTTAACGAAGCAGTCAGCAAAGCTGATGCGATGGAAGAGGATGTATCGGACTTAAAGGAAGAATTAAATGATATTTTCACGGAAACGCCGACAGATAATCTGTTCAATAAAGATACTGCAATCACTGGTTCATATGTTAATCCATATACCGGGGAAATAATTAATTACAATGGTGTTTTCCATGCATTTATCGAACTCAAAGTAGGAACGTATACATTTCTTGCACAACCGGGATTATTTGGTGGTAATGCTTACGCTGTTGCTATGTTTGACGAAGATGATAATTTTACTTCTTATACTGAGGGAACGCATACAGAAATTGATAGTATGAATAGTATTGTGACTATTACGTTCTCTTCGCAAGCAGTCGGTATGGCGAAATATTTCAGTATTAACGGCACAACCGATATTCTTAATACACTCATGGTTGTTAAAGGTACTGAGTATCCAACCGAGTACGTTGAGTATGGCTCTTATAAGACAATAGAAGGATTGCAGATTTCCAAGTCGCAGATTATTGACCTTAATGATGAAACAAATCCATTAAAAGGGAAAATTATCAGTCTTAACGGCGATTCGATCGCTTCTGGTGTTGGTTATCAGGGTGGTTATGGAAAAATTATTGCGGAAGAAAATGGAATGACATATGAAAATATTGCTATTGGTGGTGGCACAGTGGCTTACGTAAGTGCAAATGTGCATTGTATCAGTCGCACAATTGGGAATATGAGAGCGGATGCGGACTATATTATTCTTGACGGTGGAGGAAACGACGCAGATAGTGGGGTTCCGCTTGGAACATTATCAACAGGATATGATGCGACTCTTGATGACACAACATTTGCTGGAGCCTTCGAAAATATGCTGAAAACGGCAATTGCGAGATTTCCAAATAAAAAGATTGGATATGTGTTTATTCATAAGTGTGCTTATCTTTTTAGTTCGTCTGTCAGGGATTCTTATTATGATATCGCCAAATCTGCTTGCGAAAAATGGGGTATTCCGTATTGTGACCTTAATACTCAGACTCCACCATTAAATTATATCAGTGCTTTGAGAACTGCTTATACTGCAAATGGTGACGGCTATCACCCTAACGAAGATGGGTATAGGCTGTTTTATGTACCTAAAATAACAGCATGGCTCAAGACGCTGTAAAAGCTATATCGAGGTGACAGGATTGAAACCAAAATATTGGATAATGTTTCTTGCATTGTGGACTTTGATGATAATAGGTTATATGCGTTAAAGCAAACTTTAAATGCGCATTGATGCACATCAATACACACTGACAAGCATTGAAACCGAAAGGTTTGGAAGTGGGGGACAACTCATTTGTTGCCCCCACTGATTTTAGTATCCCTTGCTAGTGAGATAGAAGTCTAAGGCTTTTTGGATAACCCATGATCTAGCTCTTTCCTCATCAGCGCAGAACTTCTCAAGACGTTCAAATACCGATGGCTCAATCGTGGTATTAACACGCTGATAGAGCTGGTGCTTATCTCGCTTAGAATCGGGGATACGTCCTGACGATCCACGCCGTTCAGGATTGCCAAAGATGTCCATTGTATCACCACCTTTCTATATTTATAATATCAGTGAGTAGCAATGGTCATTGATACACATTGAAAGGAAAACATGAGACAAACAAAAATCAAAAAGAATAGCCTCGGAGACACAAGAACTGCAACAAGAGTGCCGACCTTTTACGAGTTTAACGAAGCGAACATAAGTCACAGGACAGATGTAAAAAGCATGATGTCCAGCCTTGCAGATGCAATCAAAACCACTGGAGAGAATCATGACTTGACAAAAATCCAAGAACCCGAAAGAAGTCTGTTTTACAGAGAACTCTGTGCAAAGATCGAGGGCAAGATGGACAGTTTTACGGATGGCGAATGGTATCCGATGCACTATAAGACGGAGAGACATCATCTGAATGAGCATTGTCCTGACGATGTGAACCTGATTGATGTGCTTGAGATGATTTGCGACTGCGTATGCGCAGGAATGGCGAGAAGCGGCAGTGTATACCCTGTAACAATTCCGAACGAAATATTACAGAAAGCGGTAGAGAACACCGTGAATATGTGTATTGATTCAGTGCGCCTTAACGATTAAGGGATTTAAAGTACGAAATTGCCACACCCGAAAAACTGCGTATTTATGGGCATTTATGGGCGGTCAATTTTGAGAGCAAACTTTAAATCCCAAGTTGTAACAGAATTCCCTTGCAATTTGTAATCGAATTGCCATAAAATAGAAATACATCGAAACAAATAAAAAGAGAGCCACGACCAGACTCGCAATCAGATACGTGACTCTCAACCCGAAGGTATGGTGTAATTCTATCATGCCTACCTTCGCATTGTCAAAGGGAGGTATTTTTTTATGGCAGAAAGCGGAGACAGATTTATCCAGTCAATGAGGATGCGTCTTGCTGAGATAGTGGACGCGGAAACGGCAAGCACGATCCTGGATGTGATGTGCTACGAGTTAAAGGACTATGAGCTCACTAAGAAGTCCACCGAGATAGTGCCTTATGAGGGCGATAACGTCAAGGTAATCAAGGCGTACATGGCTTGTATTATTGTTGAGGGAAAAGCGAAAAGCACCGCAAAGCAATACTACTATCACATCAAGAAGATGTTTGATTTCCTTGGCAACAAGAGATATGACGAGATCACGAGCCGTGACATCATGGGATGGCTTGCCTCGCTTAAAATTAATGGTAACAACAACCGTACTGTAAGCAACAACCGTAACTGTGTTAGTGCTTTCTTCAAGTGGATGTTTCGTGAGAGTCTAATCGAGAAGAATCCGCTTGACTCTATTCAAACAATCAAAGTGCCGGAAGAGGAGCTGAAAGCCTTTTCCAGTGAAGAGATTGATACGATCCGAAGCGCTTGTAAGAAGCCTGTTGAGAGAGCGATGGTTGAGATGCTGCTGTCATCTGGAATGAGAGTAAGCGAGTTGTGTAATCTCAAGCTGGAAGACATCGACTTCAACAGCCTCACCATTTATGTCAAATGCGGTAAGGGTGGTAAGGATCGCACGACTTACTTTACTCCAGTTGCTAGGAAGTATTTGAAAAAGTATCTAAATGATAATAGACACAAATCAGAGTATGTGTTTACCAATCACTATGGAAATCAATATACGCCTAGCGGGATAAGACACAAAACAACTGAGCTGGCTGAGAGATGTCAGATCCACATTCATCCTCACAGGTTCAGGCGGACGCTCGCCACGGATCTTGCGGAAAAAGGGATGCCGATCCAGGAGATCCAGAAGCTGCTCGGCCATACGAGTATCGAGACAACGAGAAAGTATATCGAGGTGAGAAAGAAGAAAATCGAAGCATCTTACAGACAATATGTAGCATAAACCAGAGGGCCTTCGGGCCCTCTTTTCATGTGAACCTATGGAGGGAATAAACATTGGACTATCTCAGCAGGCCACCAACGTGGTCAAACAACGGTCAACTTAGGAACATTGTACTCTGTAGAAGAAAAATTGGCATAATGAACCAGACGTATATACGATTTCTACTAAAAAACGTTTATACATCATGATGGGAAA